TTATCAATCAAGCCGCTGACAAAATTTGCGGCCTTTTCGATGTACGGAGCGAATCTGTCACCAATTTGGATTCCCGCATTGGTAAGCTGAACAAGGGCTTTCCTTGCCTTCGCTCCCGGCGTACTCAGCGTTTCAAGCGCGGACGCAACGTTGCCCGTCGCCTTTTCCATTGCTGCCGTTTCATCATTAAATGTCTCGATGCCGCCGTTCACGATGGACAAAGCACCTCGGCCCGCTCGGACGTTCCCCCACAGGTTCAAAAACGCCTCGCTGTTTCCGTCAACGCTATCCGACAGAATACCGAGGACATCACCAAGGGAATATCCGTCCTCCATCAACTGTCCAAACGTTTTCCCGGTCTTGTCTTTCAGAATTTTGCCTACGGTAGAGCCTCCATCCGCGAGTTCCGTGAACATTCCGTTTAGATAGGTGGTTGCGTTCGCTGTGTTGATGCCTTGTTTTGTCATCAGAACATACGACGCATTGAGCTGTTCAAGAGGGATATTCAGCGCGGATGCCGTGGGGATGATTTGGCCCATAGACTGAGCCAACTGATCGACGGTCGTTTTACCGTCGTTCTGCGTCTGCACAAGCTGATCGGCAATGTTCGCCGCGTCCTCTGCGGAATAACCGTAAGCGTTGATAATGGTCGTGAGGACATCGACCGCGCCAGCCGTTTCAAGGAAACCAGCTTTCGCGAGGTCTGCCGCCGTGCTGACAAATCCAGCCGCGTTTTCCGTAGCAACGCCAGCAGAAAGCGCCTGATACGCCGCCTCCGCAAGCTCCCCCGCACCCTTCCCCGACGAATCAGAAAGGTCAAGCAGCGCGTCAGACATATCCTCCATAGATACCACGGAGCTGTCCGCGATGGTGTAGACCTTCGCCATTCCGTCGCTAAAATCAAGGGAGGACTTCGTTGCCGCCGTAAATGCACCAACAATCGGGAGCGTTACAAACTTCGTGAGCTTATCGCCAACGGCCTGTATTTTGCCGCCAACGGTTTCCAGCTTGTCCCCGACGCTTTTGCATTGCTCACCGAACGCCGTCCAGCCGTTCGTGCTTTTCAGCTCGTTATTGAGGTTATTGAGTTCGGTTTCAGCCTCCGCAAGCGCCTGTTTCCATTTCAGAGTACGGGTATCCGCTTCGCCATACTTGTTGGTGGATTCATCCACCATGCGGGAGAGTTCGGAAACGCGCTGCTTTTGCACCTCAATCTGTTTGTTGAGCGCTTCGGCCTTCGCCTTCATCTTCTCCTGCGCGGTGGCGTTCTTATCAAAAGCCGAGGCGGTTTCCTGCATCTCTGCCTTTAGGGTTTTCTGCTGCTGGATTATGTTTTGGAGGGCTTTTCGGTACTCGGCTTCGCCCTCAATGCCTATACGAGGCCCGATGTTTACTGGCACGGGATCACCTCAACTTTATTGCTTCATCAAACGATGTAAAATGCGTTGTTTGTTTCTTTGGGACAGCCGTACCCTCGTAAATGGACAAGCAGGAAATCATATCGGTCATCTCTGAATACAAGGTGACCAATATTTCATTCCTGCTCATACCTAGCTTCCTGCCGTAAAACAGATACCACGACAGATTGAGGGTTATTCGCTGTCCCTTTCGGCGTTTTTTCCCTTTTCTTTGACAGGTTCGGCCTCGACCGTGGGCTTGTCGCCAGTGAACGCGGTGAGCGCCTCCGTGAAAAGCTCGTTGAAGTCATCGCCGTCGAGAAGAAGCGCCTCCTCAACCGTGAGGGGGTTCATCTCGTAGTCAGGGTTTTCAAACCGCTGATTCATCTCGTAGCCCTTGGAAAGCGCCACCATGAATTTAGCCGCCGCGTTTTGCGAGGTCATGTAGTCGCCTTTCAAAAGCTCGTCGAAGCGGTTGATGTCCTTTTTAGGGGACATCTCCGCGATCTCGCAGTTACCGAGAACAGTTCTGCGGAATTTAACCTCTCTGCCGTGAAGATACATAATCCGCTCCTTACGCCGCAGCCGTCAGAATGGACTTGTAAGCCGCGACTGCCGCCGCCTCGGTGGTCTGCGCCGCGCCGATCATCTTCCACTCATGATTAGTGGAATCATCGCGCATGATGGTGGCCTCCAGCTCTTCGGTCTGCCAGTCGATCTCGTCCTCCTGAGTAGCCGCCTCCAGCCCTTCCGGGTTAAATTTGCACTTCTTCAGGATGTACGGGACGTAGCTGGTGACACCGTTCTCCATGTACCGCGCCACAAACGCGATGCCGACATACGGGGCCGCCGCGAGATCGTCATAGACCTCAAACTCGACAGCCGAGCCGCCCGTCCCCTCGCTGCGAGTGGTGGTGACACCAGTGATGAGCTTCCGGGCCGCTTCTTTAAGGCCGTCAACCGTCAGGGACACCGTGCCGCCCGTGAAGAGCTGGGTGTCTGTCTCCGCGAGAACATTGTCCGCGTAGAAATCGTTGTCAGACGCGCCCTCAACATCGAGGGACACGCTAACGCCACGGGCAAGCGGAATGCCGCCCGAATAAGATACCGTGCCGTTAGAGGCCGCATAGAGCGCTACCCACGGCATAGAAAAACCTGTGCAAACTCTTCCGTTCGCCATGTTTTTTACCTCCTAAAAAGATAGAGCCGTGGAAACGGCTCATTTCATGATTTTGGCTATCTGTTTGTCAACCTCGTCCTTCATTGCCGCCTCTGCCGCCGCTTTTGTCGAGCTGACAGCGCGGGAAATAAACGGGATTCGGTTCATGAATGTTGTTCCGCTCTCAATGGATCGCGCGATCATCGCGTTTGGCTTACCGTTCGGGTACTTTGCCGTAACGTCGGAGTTGTAGCCGTCCATGCCGATCTTGACGTTGATGAAACTACCATCGGTTTGTTTCTTCGCAACGCCTAGACCCTCCAACAGACCGTCTTTTTCGGCCTGCGTCGGGTTCCTGCGGCCTCCCTTGGTGCTTTTGCTTTCAGCAACCGGGAGCGCTTCAATATTGGAACGGATTTTGTCTGCAACGATCTTCGCGCCTTGATAGATCGCCATGCCGCACACGCCGGGAGCCTTGTATTCAAGGTTTCCAAGTCGCGCGATATAATCATCAAGGCCCTTTCCAACAGTCCACTTCGCCATTACGCAACACTCCAGCGCCATTGATAGTGGATCAGTTCGGTTTCATCCTCACGTTGGACGGAATCAAGCCGCCAGCCGAACGGCATATCCGCCGCTAGGCCGCGCAAAACATCCTGCACCGTGTCGAACATGGGGTCATACTCCGTTTTGGAGTAATAGTCCACATAGCCGCCGACCACCTGCTCCTGCTTCTGATTGTCCGCGTCGAAAGAATCATCCTCGCCATCTTCGGCCCAAACGCAGAATGGCGCTTGCATCTGCGGTCGCCAGTAGTGGTAAACATTGTCACCAACTCCAGCGACGAGCGCCGTGCCGATGCGTTCAAGTTTCTGCTGCAACGGCATAGTTGTCCTCCAATCGTGAGAGGGTAAGGTCTGTCACCTTTAGCCCGTCCTCGTCCAGAATGTGTTGGACGTTGGTAATGCGGTACTGCCCGTCATTCTCAGACATGGACAGCACCGCATACATCCCGATCTTAACGGCAGGACAGCGCCAGATGCGAATAAGAAGGTCGATCTGCTGATTCACGCCCTGCGCCGCGTAGTAGCGGTTATAACCGACCATCCGTTCGCCAAAATAAGCGGAAGTCACAGAAACGAGCTTTTGAACGGGCATCCGTCCGGGGGCCGCCGTGTTCTGCAAGTCGCAGATCGTCACAAGTCCCGCGTCAAACATTCCCGCTCACCTTCTCGCTGAACAGTCGGTTGTTGAGCGCCCATCGGAGCATTCGCGGCATGACAGGCGTGTCCTCGGCGCGTTTGCGGTAGAGATACGCCGCATACATGACAACCAAATTTGCATCCTCTTCCGAAGCCGCAAGCGTAATCCCCTCGCGGGTAATCATCTGCTCTGCCACGCGAAGAAGCGTTAAAAGGTAGTCATCATAAAGCGTGTTCTGGCTGATGATTTCCAGATTGAATTTCAACAGCTCCAGCATGGTTTCGTCTGTCATACCGCACCACCTTTACTCGGCCTTTTTCTTCGTCGCTTTCCGTTTCGCCTTAATGAGAGGCGTTTTCTGCATGTTCTTGTCGCTGGAAAGCTCTGCGATCCTTGCAGGAGAAGCGGAAACGCCCTCCCGGGGGAAAGCGTCTCCGACCTCATAGATGTGATTACCGTCCTGCAAGTCGCTAAAGCGCTTGATGACGGTGTACTCCATTACGCGCCCTCGTTCGCCGTGTCAGCCGCAAAGGTCATGGTTGCGTTCGGGGTCACGCCATTGATGCCGATAGCGACAAAGCCCTCAGCAATCTCCGGGCCACCGTCATAACGGGCAGTCCCCTTGAACACAGTCTGATCCTGCAGGAAACGGACATGCTCAGAGGTGGCAAACTTAGCGCCAGCACGCTCCGCAAGGAGGTACAGGTCAAAGTAACCGCCGATAATGACGTTATCAGGCACAAAGTTAAGAACCTCGATAACGCCACCGACCACGGGCATGGTATCGGACACACCAGCCACGATGCGACCATTCGCATCCACGGAGACAGTCGCCGCCATCAGCGCGGTGTAGGTGGTTTCGTTCATGACCCACACCTTCTCGCCACGGCTGTACTTGTTCTTCGCAGCGCCGAAGTCGCCAATGATAGCCGCGATAAGGTCAGCGCCCTTGACGGTACTAGCAATGGCCTTGATGTTCGTGGTGTGGAGGTCAGCCCAAGCACGCGCGGTGGCGGGATAGCCGGTGGGAGCTTCGGTCTGCACAAGGCGGGTAACGATACCAAGCGGCATCCGGGTGCCAGTGCCGTACAGGATCGCCTTGTCGAGCGCCAGACCGATAGCCTGACCGAGCGCAGTCACAAGCTCGGAGGCAAGGTCAATGTCGCTGTCCTCAAGGTTCGCGTTGCACACGGCAAAGTAGCCGCCGACCTTCCAGCAGTTGACCTCGAAATCGTTGAAGCCGAGGGACAGCTCGTTCAGATTCGCGCAGCAGTCCGTCCAGACAGCTTCGGGGATGGTTCCCATGATGATAGCGCGACCATCGCCGCCGATAGCGCGGACGGTGACATGCCGATACAGCTTGGAATAGTTGATGATGTTCTCACGCAGAATGCCGAGGAACACCTCGGGAATCGTCAGACCAACATTGGTCAGCGCACGCTTCTCCTTGATGCAAGCGCGGATTTCGGACAGATAGTCCTTCACCTCGTCACGGGCGAAAAATGCATCGCGCTCCTGCGCGGTAGCGCCAAACATGCGGGCGCGGGTTTCGGGAATTGCCATTTTCATAGCCACCTTTCTTTCTTCGTGTTTCGGCTCCTCAACAGGAGCAGGTTCGCCGGGGTCGTTCTCTTCCTCGGCGGCAAGTTCGGCCTCCAAACCCTCAATCTCGCGGGTCAATTCGGCCTTGGCGTTTTCGTGGGATTCCTTGTCTGCTTCAAAAGCGGTAACGGATTCCTCCACAGCGGAACGGGTTTCCTCGTCCGCGTCCTCCGGGATTTCGGAAATTGCCGTTTCAAGCTCGGCCTCGCGGGTCGTGAAATCGGCATCCTTGGCGCGGAGGGCTTCGAGACGCTTGTTAGCGTCATCCAGCTTCTTTCTCAGAAGCAGGGCTTTCAGAGCCATGTTTAAGCCTCTCTTTCATTCGTGTCTGCCACGCCGCGTGAGACTTCGCCCGGATGTTAGCGGCCTCTGCGGAACGAGCAGAAATGTTTGTTTCCTCATAAGCGGGGAACGTACAAGCGGACACCTCAAAGAGGTCAACGTCCTTGATCGTCCAATGCACATCTCCGTTGTCGCGGAAGTCGGTTTCCTCGACAAGCGGATTGAACCCGAAAGAACAGCCGTCCACATCGCCGCGCTTAACACGTTCGTAAAGGTTCATCGCGTCACGGTCGTTCGGATTGATCGTGACCCGGCCCCAAAGACCGTGTTCATCCTCGCGCAGCTCTAGCGTGTGGGCCTTTGTTCTCCCAAGCACAAGCGTTGTGTCATGGTTAACAAGGGCGCGAATATCGTTTGCCAGCGTCCTAGAAAAAGCGCCCGGCGCGACGCTTTCCGTCATGCCCGGCGCGATCTCATAAATGGAATTGAATACGGCGAAATAACCCTCAATCGTGAGGTTGCCGTCGTCCTCACGGGTAGTAAAAGCAGACGGAATACTCCGCACCTGTCTCATGTTCATATAAACCTGCCTTTCTAGTTGGTTTGTTTTCTTATTGGACATCGGCTGGCCTGATCGGAATTGACCCACCAGCCCTTACAGCGCTTGAAATAGACATGTCCGCAGCGGTTCCCCGTTTTGGTGCAACGGATTTTCATATCGCTCTCGTATTTCCCGAACGGGCAAGTTGGTTCAAGTTTCATTCCTGCACCAGCTTTTTCTGATTTCCTATCATGTCACTAGGGATATAATTCTCTAGGATGCGAAGTTCATCTAGGCCGTCCAGCGGGGACATGCCAATGCGGTCGCGCACTTCATTCCCTGTGACAATGCCCTTGTCTGACAGACCGCCGAACACCTGATAGAGCGTCTGGAGATCCCAGTCCATCAGGGACAGGACATTGAATTTGACGTACCACTTCGGGGACAGGATCAGCTTCTTTGTCATTTCCTGTTGGATGCCGATGGCGATAGGCCGGACGGTGTTCTGCACAAAGCTGTTCCATGCCTCTTTGTTGTACTCACCAACGCCCAGCAGGAACGGAGGAACGCCAAGCACCGCCGCAACGGTACGCTTGTCCAGTTCAACGGTGTCCTTGATTGCAAGATCGGCAAGCGTCAGCGGCTTGACCTGTTCAACGCTGAATTGCTCGGCGGGAATAAGCCACGGTTCCCCAGCGGCCCCGCTCTGCGCGTAGTCCTCCAGCAACTTCTTCCGTCCGTCAGGACTGGAAAACTCATCCACAAGCGCGTCAACCTTGACAATAAGAGACGGCTTCCACTTGGATTCCATGAATCCCTTCTCGGTCGCCGCCGCCTGTTTGAGATTGTTCGCCACATCCCGCAGAGTGACGTTCACGCCTTGCCCTTTCCACAAGTAGTGCTTGTCCGGGTTATAGACGAAATGCAAAATCCTATCTGGCGAGTAGGTTTTCCCATCTATCTGCACCGAATAATCTCGGTAATTGCTGGACGGCAGGAAAGAAACGCGGTCTGCGGAGATTGGTTCGAGGTCTTGCAGGAAGCCCTTTCGCGTGCGTGGGTAAACGATGCTGTTTCCGCGCCCGTACAGGAGGAGGTTCATAACGATTGCCTCCATCCATGTTTTTCGGGTCATGTTTGGCATCGGCTCAATGTCCAGCACGCGGGAAAGCTCGTTGATGATCCGAACGTCGCCGCGCTCCGTGTTTGACATGAGGTAGATTGTGATGCTCCCCATGAGCTTTGCAATGGCATAGCACCCGGCGATGATCTCCGGGCATTTGTCGAGGGACGTATAGCCGGGAACACAAATCGAATCGCTATCCTGCACAAGATAAGCGACACCAGAACAAGCGTCCCGCTTCTGCCCCCTCTTGAAAATCGTTTTAAGGTTCATTTGTCCCCCCACCAGTTGCGGGCCTTCGCCCGTTTTGTTGCGGTTTCCATCATTCGGATGCACGCAAAAACCGAAGCGTCGAATAGGTCGATTCGATGCTCCGGCTGGATCTTCTCATATTGCACCGCGTCATCCGTTTTCTCGACGGCGCGGACGTTGGAAACGCAATACTCGTATGCGTCCGAATGTAGGT